GGTAAAATCGTGCAAACAGGCTATGAGTTGAACATCAACGGCGCGCCTCTGTCAATTCAACGGATTGAGATTCAGTCCAAAGACGGGAAAGTATCATGAGCAATTACACCAAGAGCACCAACTTCGCGACAAAAGACGCGCTGACTTCGGGCGATCCGCTGAAGATTGTCAAGGGCACGGAGATCGACACCGAGTTCAACAACATCGCCACGGCTGTGGCGACCAAGGCTGACTTGGCGTCGCCTACGTTTACCGGAACGCCCGCCGCGCCCACAGCTTCGGCAGGCACGAACAGCACACAACTTGCGACTACGGCTTTTGTGCAAGCTGCGCTTCAAACTTTGTATCCAGTAGGCTCCATCTATATCAACGCTGGTGTGACCACCAACCCGGCGACGTTGCTCGGCTTCGGCACTTGGGCAGCCTTCGGCGCTGGTAGAGTCATGGTTGGCTTGGATGGCAGTGATGTTTCATTCGACACATTAGAAGAAACTGGCGGTAGCAAAGATGCTATTGTTGTGTCCCATAGCCATACTGCCACATCATCGTCTAGTTCTTCATTTACAGGTTCTCCACTAGCTGCTCACGCACATACGGTGGGCGGTCCTACTAGCGGTGCAGGTTCTGGGACTTCATTTGGAAATGTGCTTGAATCCCCTACATCTATTTCTACATCAAGCGTGTCTGGCGGTACTCCTTCTGGTTCGGTAAGCACATCAACTTCCACTACGGTTAACTCCACAGGCTCCAGCGCCACTGACGCTAACCTCCAGCCGTACATCACTGTGGCGATGTGGAAACGGACAGCATGATCTCCCACCACTTCAGCGATGGTCTGTACGCCAAGCAAGCGGTTATCCCCGCAGGCACAGCTATTCTGAAGCACACGCATGAGTTCAGCCACCTGTCGATCTTGGCCCAGGGCAAGGTGGCGGTGCTGCGCGGCACGGAGATTGATATTGTTGAAGCGCCAGCCTGCATTGAGATCAAGGCTGGTTTGACGCACGGCGTCAAGGCGATCACGGATTGCGTTTGGTTTTGTATTCACGCCACCGACGAGAAAGACCCGTCAAAGGTGGACGACGTTTTGATTGGAGTTTGATATGCCATTTTTCGCAGCAGGCGCAAGTCTTCTCGGCGGCTTCTTGGGCGGTGAGTCCGCAGAAGACGCGGCCAACGCGCAAGCAAGAGGGCAGACTGAGGCCGCACGACTCGCGGCTGAAGAAGCCCGCTTTCGCCCGGTCGGTATCACAACGCGCTTTGGCACGTCGCAGTTCCAGACCGACCCAACAACTGGCCGCGTCACAGGCGCGGGCTACACGCTAGACCCACAACTGCGGGCCATGCAAGACCGCTTCTTAGGTCTGGCAGGTGGTGGGCTGACGCAAGCCGAGGCAGCGCAGCAACAGTTCGCGCCTTTGGGCCAAGCGGCTCAAGGTCTGTTCGGCCTCGGCCAGCAGTACTTGGCGCAGTCGCCTCAAGAGGCCGCGCAGCAGTACATGGCCGGGCAGCAGAACTTGCTGGCCCCAAGCCGTGAGCGCCAGTTTGCGCAGCTCCAGAACCAATTGTTCCAGACTGGCCGTGGCGGGTTGTCGGTCGGCGCGACAGGCGCTCGTCCAAGCGGTGCTGCGGGTCTTGGTGCTGCCAACCCCGAGATGGAGGCGTACTACAACGCTTTGGCCCAGCAAGACGCTGCGCTGGCAGCCAACGCCATGCAGGCCGGGCAACAACAGACAGCGTTCGGTGCGGGTCTGTTCGGCACTGGTGGCAATCTACTCACGCAAGGCTACGGCGGCCAGGCTGCGGCTCTGGGCCCGTACCAAGCGTACCTGCAAGGTGCAACTGGTTTAGAGACGTTGGGCCAAGCACCGCTGGACATCGGCGCTCAGTTGGGTGGTCGTATGGCCAACCCAACAGGCGCTCAGGCGCTCTTGCAAGGCGGTATGGGCGCGGCGCAGAGCCAGTATGCGGCTAACGCCTACAACCCGTTTGCCACGGCCCTGACGGGTCTGAGCCAGAACAGGGCGTTCACGTCTGGCCTGGCCAATCAGTTTGGCGGTGGTGGGCAAGCTGGATTCTCGCAGACGGCCCTTGGTGGCTCTGGTTTTGGTACTGGCCTAGCCTACGGCAACCAAGACATCGGCGCGTTCATCTAAGGAGTAAGACATGGCAGAAATTGTGCAATCCTTGTTCGGCGTTTCGCCGGAGTCTTACCAGCAGGCCCAACAGCAGCGTGCCGATGCCCAGGCGCTGCAATACGCGCAACTGACACCCTTCCAGCAGGCGAACTACGCCATTGGCCGTGGGGCCAACATGCTGGGCGGCGCGATCGGCGGCGCTCTCGGTGGCCAAGACCCTGAATTGCAGCGCGTCACGATGCGTCAGCAGATCGCAGGGCAATTGAACCCCAACGACTTGTCCACCTTTGACAGCGGCATTGAGATGCTGCGACGAGGTGGCGATGGTCAAGGCGCTTTGATGCTGCAAATGGAAAGAGACAAAGCGCAGCAGCTCTCGCTGATTCGTCAAGACCAAGAACTTGCGCGTCAAGATGCAGCAACAAAACGACGAATTGCGATGGAGTCCCAGGCTCGGACGCAACAGGCTCAATCTCTGTTGCAAGGCGCATATCGGCCTGCTACGCTAGAGCAACAGCAATTTGTTGAGGTGGATGAGCAGGGCCAGCCAGTGGCAATCCCAGCTCGTCCAGCGTCTTTTAATATCAATCCTGTCTTGCCTCAACTCATGCAATCCCCAGAGGGGCGAGCAGCCATCACAGAGCAAGCCAACTTGCTGCCAGCATTGCGAAAACTTGGTGCATCTTCAATGCGTGAGGAGAACCCATTTTCTACTTTCATTGCTGATGCAACCATTCCCAAAAATGTTCAAACACTTGCACAGCAATACTCAAAGAGTTTTGCAAGCGGAGTTCTTGACCCTGAAAAGGCTGATGCAAAAGTCAAAGAGTTGGCTGATATGACGCAGCGTGTTCAGCAATTTGAGCAGAATCAGCAGCAGATTAAAGACAACCAAGCCATCATGCAATCGTTGCGCCAGCAAGGTCTTGAGAACTCTCAGCAAGCTCTATTGATTCAACAAGGCAATCAAGCATTGCAAGCACAGAACATTCAGTTTCAGCAAGACATAAAGCGCCAACAAGAGGCTGCTAAAGAAGAAGCACGCAAGAACAAACCGCTGCCTTCTTATTTGGCAAAAGAGGAGGAGGCCGACTTCTCTGCCGCAAGCGCAGCAACCAACATTGCCACAGATGCGTATGGATACATCAACAGAATCAAAACGGGTGAGATTAAGTTTGGAGTCAAGGACAGAGCCAGTATTCGGGCGCGTCAACTTGTCGGCTCTGGTGCGCCTGATGTGGTGGCGCGTGAAGAATATGACCGATTTGTGGAAAACTTGGTGAACGAGAGTTTGCGACTGAATAAGGGAACGCAAACTGAAGGTGATGCTGTGCGAGAGGCCAAAGCACTGAAAAGTTCTGAATCAAAAGAGGCGGCTGCTTCTGCAATGAAACGCTTGATTGAGATCAACACTCGACGTGCAGAAAATGCAGCAAGTTCGGTAGACAAGCGCCGAACCAATGCAGGTTTTCCCCCGCCACCTCAACCTATTACTGTTCCTCGGTTTGATGTTCAAATCATTACGCCAGCAGAATACAACAGCTTTTTGAAGAATCCGAAATTCCCAAGTGGCACAGTTTTTGTTGATCCAGATGGCGTGAGAAGGGTGAAACCATAATGGCAAACTATCAAGATGCACCTTTGGCTGACCAGCCACAGGCTAACCAACCACAAGCCTTTACTTCTGTCCTTGGCCCTGGTGTTCCTTACTCCGGTCCAGCCGAGGCACTTCGCTCAATTGGTCAGGGCTTGACCTTTGGCACTTTGGACGAGATTGAGGCGGCTGTTCGCACTGGCTCAATCAGTGGGCCTGAGTATGAGCGCCAGCGCAATCTGTTGCGTGAGCAGCAAAAGCAATTCGGCCAAGACATGCCAATCACCAAGACAGGTTTGGAGATCGGTGGCAGCTTGATCGCTCCACTTGGTGCTGCCAAGCAGATTGGCCGACTTGCACCAAGCACCCAAGCAGCGGTCATAGGTCAAACCGTGCCAGGACAAGTCGCCCGTGGCACAGCCATTGGCGCTGCAACTGGCGCGGCTTCTGGCTACGGATTTGCAGAGAAAGACGCCGGGTCCGAGGCGGCTCTTGGTGGCATCTTTGGCGGTTTGCTTGGTGGCTCCGTGCCAATTGTTGTTGACAAGGCTGGAACACTCATCAAGAACGTGCTGAACTCTGCTGGCATTGGCGATCAAACAACAGCGGCATCAAAGATGCTGGCAAGCTATCTCAAGAAAGACAATCTCACACCAACAGAGGCGCAGCAAGCACTGGATGAGTTGCGCAGGATTGGCGTTCCAAACCCCGTCATTGCTGACTTGGGCAAAAGCCTTAACGACTTGGCTTACAGCGCATACGTTGTGCAATCAAAAGCCAAAGGCCGCACTGAGTCGTTCCTTCTCAATCGCATGATTGATCAGCCAAACGATATTGTGAAGGGATTGGTTGAAAAAGCTGGCTTGGCTAGAAACGTCAATGGATTTGAGTATCTTGAGGCTTTGACCGCAAATCAATCACGACTTGCAAGCCAGGCATACCCAGACGCCTATCGAATTGCTGTTGATGCAACCCCTTTTCGTAAGTATGTGGACCGTCCTGTCTTCCAAAAAGCGTATGAAGAAGCAGTAAAACGTGCTGGCGTTTATGGCAACACATTGCCTGATCTAAGCGCCATCCGCAATGCGCAATCAGTTCCAACTGACATCTTGCACCAGATCAAGATCGGCCTTGACCGTGTAGTGGATGCTGAAACCGATAGCGTGACCACAAAGATTTCAGGCTATGGCCGAGATGTAGTCAAGGTCAAAAACGAGTTTAACGATCTCATCAAGTCACTGAACCCTCAATACGCAAAAGCAAACGCTGAGTTTGCAGATGCAGAGCGCATTAAAAACGCCTTCAAGATGGGTGAAGACTATCAAAGGCTTGACCCAGCAGAAGCCGTCTCAAAAATCAGAAAACTCAACCCTGACGAAAAAGAGGCGTTCCGTTTGGGTGTAATGGCTGACGTTAACAACCGCATTGGCAACTTCAAGGGCGGCGACTTCACCAAGCAAATCTTTAAGTCAGAAAATCAAAAGCTGTTGCTTCGAAATGCCTTTCCAGATCAAGCCTCCTACACTGAGTTTTCTCAATACGTCAAAGGCTTGGGTCAGCAAAGCGCAACCAAGCAAAGAATCCTTGGCGGCTCACGCACAGCAGAAAACCTGTCCGTTCAAGGTGATGCAAACCTCTTGGGTTCTTTGGCTCAAGCAACCGCTACTGGTGACCCATTGAGTATGTTGCGAGCTGGTGGTCAAGCACTGCTTTCAAGAGCAAAGGGAATCAGCGGCGAAACGTCTGAGGCTTTGCAAAAGCGTCTGTTTACCGTTGATCCAATAGAGCAGACCACCATCTTGCGGGAATTAAACCGCAGAGCGCAAAGACCGCAAACGGGTCTTTTAACTGGCGCTGCGGCTGTTGGGTCTGCTACTGGGATGTTGGGCAATTAAGCCTCAGAGCCGTCCCTTGGACAGCTCATGCTTATTCAGCGTGGGCTTGCCGCTGGGCTTGGCCCTAGAGTAAATGCCAAACAGCTTGTAATCGGTGTTGGCTGCCACGCCCTTGGTCCGGTACGCGGCGTCTTTCATAAAGATGCTCGGGCGCGGGTCTTTCTTCCATTCAAACGGGTTCATTTGGTTACGCTCCAAAATAGCAACAACAAAAAAGCTATCCACACTGCACCGACAACGCCCAGCAGCGCCCACTCGGCCAAGTATCTAAGCTGCTCACGCCAGACGCTTGGCGGCAGCGGTTCAGCGGCCAGCATCACGGGTTTGTACTTAGCCACACGCACCGGGCAATCCCGGCCTTGGTCGCAGTCTCCAAAATCGTTGCAGCAGTTCATTCGTATTCCCTCAGTTTGCGTTTTAGATCTCTGATCTCGCCTTGGGCCTTGAGTGCCAGTGCGCGGGTGCGTTGGTAGTCTGTGGCGGCTTCCTTGGCCGCCGCGAGTGCCTTGTCCAGCTTCTTAGCCTCACGCTTTAGGATGCGGTCATGCTCTTTGCGCAGGGCCGCAAGTGCAGACTCAATGATCACTTCGACTTGCGCCTCTGTCAGCGCCAGAGTGATGACAGGGGCGCGGTAGATTTTGGCGGTCATGTGTTTACCTCCTTGAGTGCTGCCATCGTCATTGCTATTGCCATATTTTTTGTCAGCGCCATTGCTTCAATGGCTTTAATCTGCTCATCCGTCAGGTCTAACCACGGGCGCTGCGGTGGGGTGGTGTAAACGTAATCAACCATTGCCTTTGTTGCGTTGGCGGCTTCGTCTGGTTTATTTGCCACAAGTGCGGTGATGTATTGCTGTATCAGCTTATCTGCCACAGGCTCCTGCACAGGTGCTGGCTGTGCTGCGGCTTCACGCGCCCCAAGAAATTTCCCGCGAGGTGTGCAAGCCTGAGTGCAAGTTTCGTATTTGCCGCAACATGGCACAGGTGCTGGCTGTGCTGCGGGTGGGGTGGCATAGAGGAACGTGTGAGGCGGATTCCAGTCAGGCCAAAGCTCATGTTTATAGATGTCACCCAATGCATCCATCCACGCCACAGGCTCCTGCACAGGTGCTGCAAGGGCTTGTGCAGCTTCAAGCAGCAGCGCAATAGTCTGGTGGTGCAAGGCGTGAGTCGCTTCTTCACGCAGCCGTGTAATCAATGCTTCTTTGTCAGTCATTTGATGATCCTCAGAAAAACGCCGCACCGGGCGCATTTGTACAAAGGCTGCCCTTCTACAGGCTCCCAGCGGTGTTTGCAGTCGGTCATGGTGTCACCGCCTTCATCTCCCAACCGAGTTGGAAGTACGACCAGCGGGTTTGGAGTGATGGAACGCTGTACTTGCCATTGACGTTCATGTTGAAGTCGGTGTGCCCTTTAGAGCGCATCAAGGCTTCAAATACTTTTTGGGCTTGGGTCATTTCAGCCTCCTGAGCGTTATCCACGCTGGCTCTTTATTGATCACTGGCGGCGGCGTGATCTTCTCGCTGGGCGGTGCCCAGCCGTACTTGCGCCACAACGCCTGCACATCAGAGCCACTGCTCCATTTGAAATCAGGATGCCCTACGGGGACCCACGGCATAGTTTTGTTCACGGTTTGCTCCTTCGATTACTAAGTGCCGATAGGCACGGATAGCCGCCTTCAAGTCTGCTTGCAGACTCTCGATCAGCTCTTCTTGCTCAAGCAGCCGGGCTGCGGCGTCTTGGGCAAACTTGGCCAGGTTGTGCGCTTCCCACGCCTCAAACCTGTTCATGCCAATTCATCCCGCGCCATTTCATCGGCTTTCTTTGAGAAGTAATCTATTGAGATCATGGTCATCCACAAGCCGCAAGCCGCATAGTCACCAGTTGCAAGCCATTGCCCAAGAAGTTTCTTGTCAATTGGTGTGGCACTTTCCATTGCCTCAATTACGTTATGACCATCCATCGGGTCGCACGCCTCGCCATGCGTCAGTAGTTCAGCAGCTCGGTCTTCAATGGCAAATTCCAAAGCCTCGGCCCTGTCCTCGTCATACTGGCGGCTGTTCATCATTTGGGTGTTCATGCAGCTCATGCCGACCACCCGTAGAACAGGCAGGCGGCCAAGCCAATGCCGATGACAAGGGCTGTGATCAGGTCCAATGCAGCCTCTGCACAAGCGTGCAGCTTGGAGGCCTTGACTTGGTAGTGTTGGTGATATTTGTGGTGCTTCATGGGGTTTTCCTTAAATGTGGGGCCAGTGGCCCCGGTTGATTAAGCTGCGGCCTTGCGAGCGTCCATACGCGTGTTGACTTCAAACTGTTTGCTTGCAACGCACTTAATGCAGCGGTATGCAGGCGCTTCCATCTTGAAGTTTTCCCAATCCGTACTCATTGGGGTGCGCAGAATGTTGCGGCCACAAGCGGTGCGGCTTGTGAAGCCAGTGCCTGATTTGTCTAAGTGCATTTGGTTTGCCATGTCAGCTCCTTGCTGGTTTGGTTGTTGCGATGCCCACATCTTACCACGATATCCCACCGCATCATCAACCTAGGACAAACCCTAATCACTTCTTTTCTTTTGCCAACCCCTGCTTGATGTAGTGCAGCACCTGTGCGGCCAGCGTTCTGGTGTGGCGATCAGCGTGCTTGCGAATCTCCAGCTCCACATCTGCTGGCAGTCGAATGGTCATGTAACGGTCTTTGGTTTGTTCACTCATAGCGAGTCCTTGTGTTGGTTAAAAAAGGCAGTGATCTGATCCTTCGCATCATCAGCACCCTTGCACACTTTAGCACAATAGCCCACTTCCTCTAAATACTTGAGCCAATCCTTTTGCTCTGCACTTAGCACGCCACCCTTGATGCGCTTCATCTCCACCCACAAGTGCCAGGCAGGGATAAAGAGATCAGGCACGCCAGCAGATACCCCCTCAACCTTCAGCCTGGCGGCTGCTGCAATGCTTCTCTGGCCCCCGTTGGGGATTGCAAAGATGCGAACGCCTCTATGGGTCTGGCGAAACCATTTCACGACCTCGCGCTGCTCCTCATGCTCGGTGGGTATGCGATCAGTCAAAACGGCACTCCTCTTTCCCACTTGGGGCACTCGCCAACAGCCTCAGCGAACTCAGCAGGCGGGGTCATAAAGAACTCAACACAAAGCCCATCGTTGCCGTAGCTCTCACAGGTGTGGCAGCAGCGCGGTGGGCCAGCGCGGTCCCACTCGCGCCACTGGACTAAGAACTCTGGTTCGGTGTGTCTCATTCCCATTTCCTTCGCGTTACTTTAAAAAATTTACCGTCCTTGCGATACTCAATTATTGATGGCGGTGTGGCATTGTTCATGTTCTGCGCCATCTCAATCATTGTTGGCACATTCAGGCCGCCACGCACGATTTGGGCACGCTCGGCAATTGTGATCAGCTTTTGCACAGCCATCTGCCCCGCATAACCTTCATGTGCAATTGGTAAGTATTCGGTAATCGGCGTATCACTCAAACTGCCGTAGTACGTCACAGCCAGCATTTCTTTGCCTGATTGCTTGCTTAAATGCTTACGCCATGCCCAACTTGTCACCTCTAACTCTTGGCCTTCCAAGCCCATGATGTCGTCATTGCGAAGTTGCAGCTTCTTAACCTCTTTAACCGGGAAGGGGTGCTGGCATGTTGGGCAAACCATCACCGAGATATGCACCAGCTCGTCGCAGTTCTCGCAGACTTTGACTGGCGCTTCGCCATTGCCATCGCCACCCTTCTTCGGCGGCTGCACTGCAGTGATCGGCCCGTGTGTGGCCACCACCCCTGCGAAGTCCAGCACCAGGCAGTGATCGGTGTGCGACTTCACCCTCATGCCTCGTCCTGCCATCTGGACATATAGGCTGGCGCTCATGGTCGGGCGCAGCATGGCAATCAGGTCGATGTCAGGATAGTCAAACCCAGTGGTCAGCACGTTGGCATTGGTCAGGGCGCGTAGACGGCCAGCCTTGAACTCTGTCAGCATTCGCTCGCGTTCCTTCTTCGGAGTTTCACCCGTCACGCACTCAGCGTTCACGCCTTGCTGGCGTAGGACTTCGGCTACATGCTGTGCGTGCTTGACGCCTGTGCAGAACACCAGCCAGGCCTTGCGATCTCTTGACAGCTCAATGACCTCACGCACCACCCGCTGATTGTTGTCGTCGGTGTCAACGGCTGCCTGTAGCTCGGCCTCGATGAACTCGCCCCCACGCTTGTGCACGCCAGTCACATCCAGCTTGGACCTGGTGACCTTGGACCGCAAGGTGGCTAGGTAACCCTTAAAGACCAGCTCCTCGATGCTCACAGGCTCGATCAGGGCATCGAACAGGGCAGGCTTATCGGTTATCAGTCCGTGCCCCAGGCGGTAAGGCGTGGCCGTGAGGCCAATCACGCGCAGCGCAGGATTGATTGCCTTCAACTCGGCCAGCAGCTTGCGATAACCACCCTCGTCCTTGTGATTGACCAGATGGCACTCGTCGATGATGACCAGATCGATATGGCCCAGCTCCTTGGCCTTGCTTCGCACCGACTGAATGCCAGCAAAGGTGATCGGCTCACCGAGTTGCTTCTTTCCGATGCTGGCGCTGTAGATGCCCATCGGCGCACCTGGCCAGTGCTGGCGCATCTTCTCGGCATTCTGCTCGATCAGCTCCTTCACATGCGTCAGCATCAGCACCACGGTCTCAGGCCAGTTCTGCAGCGCGTCCTTGCACAGCGCGGCCACGATATGGCTCTTGCCCGATCCGGTGGGAAGCACCAGGCAAGGGTTGCCTGCGTGGCCTGCCTCAAACCAGGCATAGAGCTGGTCGATGGTTCGCTGTTGGTAGTCACGCAACATCAGGTTCCTCCATGATCTTGCGTGCGGCAAAGTGCCAGTAGTTGTTGCTGTGCTGCTGCGACTTGTGAATCTCCATGAACTTGTCGTGCAGGCGCTTGCGTTCGGCTGCGGCAATGCTGCGCTCGTACTCGGTCCAGTGCGCCTGCGTCCATGTGCGATTGCGCTCGGCTTCTGCTGCCATCTTGCAAAGCCCTGCAATCGTTTCGAAGGTCGGCCCGTTTCGCAGCACCACTTCAATGGCGACTTCAAGTGACACTTCTTCAGCCATTGTTCTTCTCCTTGAGTTTGGCTTTCGGCTCATGCGTGCAGGCTACTTCATAATCCAACACATCTTGAATGCGGTAACGAATCAGACCGCCCAGCTTGAGGTATCGACATCCCTGCTTGAGTGATCTGTCGCGCTCCAAAGTAGCCTCGCTAATCTTCCAACGGAAGGCGAGTTCTTCTTGCGTCATCAGTTGCTCTGTTGTGGTCATTGCGGCTCCTTGTGAACAATCACAGACGCGCCTGTCTCTGGGTCCGTGTAGCTGGTTTCTGGTTCGCACCAACAAGGAGAGCCGTCTGTCACATGCTGGCGCTGTGCTGCGGGTGGGGCATTCACAAGCTCTTCGCCGCTATCTGCGTAAATGCACCACGTTGCGCCGCACACGCAAAGCAGTTCATGCGGCTCCTGTTTCTCAGCTTCTGCGATGGCGGTGCGGAGGTCATCTGCCGCATCGGTTGCAACCTTATGCGGATACATGGTCACAATCGGCCCACCGTCTTTAGGCTTCCTGACTTGAATCCTAGTTTCAGGATTCTCATACCGCGCCAACATCTCCAACGCCTCCAGCGCCAGCTTCATTGCTTCGATAGTCATCCCACAATCCTCCCGCCGAAGTCCTTGCGCATCTCTGCAATAAAAGAATCACCGCTGGCGCAGGCAGCAGCGTTTGCAAGCAGCTCCTTGGAGCTGAACACACCCTCTTGCTCTGGGTCACCGTTGGCCACGGTCACGCCACCAACCACATAAACAGCCGTCCATTCGTCTGGCCCATCTTTGCGCTGCCAGGCCACCAGATCAGGATGTAGGACATGTCCTTCACAGCCCGTGCGTTGGGCATCCACCGGGATCACAGCATCCCACTTGGCACAATGCCATTCGCTGGCCTTGGTGGCCGTGCTGTGTGCACAGGTGCGGCAGTTCACATGCTTGGTGGTCTTAGTGCTGTGACAGAACTCGTGCGCATCGCAAAACTTGCAGTGATACCAGCTTGCATCAGTGCTGATTGGCTCCGGCATCCGGTCACTCAGAGTAATGTAGTGCCCTCGGCGAATGGCCTTGTTAGCCATATCCTTGTCCAGCTTCACGCGCTCGGTATGGATACGGTCATCGTCCTTACACACCGCCAGATAAAGCGCACGGTCTAGACCAGTCCCGGCCATGTAGACCTGCATCTGCACAAAGTGCTCGGGCTTGGACTTCTCCACACCATCCTTCACCAAAGCATCAAAGGATTTTTTGGAGTGCGTCTTGAACTCAGCCACATGCTTGGTCTTGGGTGCTTCAGGCACACCAGAGTCGATGATGGCGTCCAGAGATCCAGACACATGACTACCAAAATCAACCCTGTGCTGGCTCGACACCTTGCGCACATCCAGACCAATGGCCCGCAGGTCGCTGATGATATTGGCTTCTTCTTGGTGGCCACGGCGGAACAATCGCAGGATGCGGCCAGAGAACTCAGGCTGAACAGCCCACCGAAACGACAGCCAAAGCCATCGGTCGCAAACATGGCCCAAGGTACTGGCCCCAAGATGCGGTCTAGGCACTTCGGCAGTGGCTTCATGGTGCTTGTCAATCAGCGCCTGAATGTTATGATCACTCTCGGGTATTTTCATGGTTTCTCCTGTTGGGAACTTTGCCCCGGCCTTCACGAGCCGGGGCTTTCTTTTGCTTACTTCTTAGCCCATGGTGGCGCGGCCTTGCCAGCAGATGGCGCACTGGCAACAGGCATGGAGGCCGCAGGCGCTGCACTGCCAGAAACAGACTTAAAGCCCTTTACCTCGTTGCTTGGGCCATACTGAGCGTCTTGCTTGACCTCCAGCTTGATGCCAATCTGGCCACCAATCAACTGATCGGTATCAGTCACCTTCGCCAGGCCAATTGCACGCATGATGTCGCCCAACTGCTGGCGACCAATCTCCTCAGCCTTAGGATTGGCGTTCTTGATGTTCAAGTTGCCAAACACCACACGACCCTGGTGCGTTGGTCCAGTGATGTCGTAACGCAACTTGATGTATTGGCCGTTGTTGGCCTTGGTGGCCTTCAGCTCGGATTGCGAGATGGTGGCGGTGTACCAGCCAGCAGGCAAAGGCTCAAAGCTTCCAGTGTTGCCAACAGGCAATTCGTTGATGTCAAAAGTCTCAGATAAAAAAGCCATGATTTACTCCTTAGGGATGATTTTGAAAGATGGACGGCCAGGCTTGGCCGTGATAGCACCAGCCAGAGGCCCGGTGATTGTTTCATCAGCTGCTTTCCAGACCGACATGTTGATCTCCGGCTTCCACCGGAAAAGTGTTGCAAGGTGATCGCTCAGTCCGGCCTCAGTGGCAAGCATTTGCAGCTTCTCGGAATCGACCTTGCGGTCAATGCGTCCCTCGATCTTGATCTCAAACCCTGCTGCACCAACGGTCTCAGTGCTGTCGAGCTGGTCTGAGATACGTGCCAGCTTCTTGATGTGGTCCTCAATATCGCGTCGATCTTCTGTTGCATCTTTTTCTTCTTGCTTTGCTCTGAGCCACATCACGGCCAGTTCTTCCATATTGTTTGGCAACATGTTGGTTGGTATCTTCATGGTGTCCTCGCTTTCAGCATGGCGTCTGCCATTTTGTAAGCCTGCTTTGCAATGTAATCACAAATTGGCTCTTCAATCTCAACCATCATTCCTTGCATCGCCTTGGCCGCAAAGTAATCTCTCAACGTCATGCCAAGGTGCCCGTTGTAGCCAACTGGAAAGGCTTGGTCATTATTTTTCATGACTTGCCCCCAATCTTGGCAATGATTGCACCAAGGTCTGGTGCTTCCCAAGCCTCCAGCTTGCCCGAGCGATCTTTGGCCAGCCACAGGCCATCGCTGTCGCACATCAGCGCTCGCTGGGTCACGCCCTCGGCATCACGCTCAACACGCAGGGCCAACACCTCATCAAAGAAGTACGGCAAACCTTGCGTCAAGCTCTTGCCTGGCATGCCGGGGTTATAAAGCATCTTGCCCATCTCATCGGTGGATTTCTCCAGCTTGGCGCTCATGTAGACATGCTTGCCCGGCAAATCACGAAAGGCCCGAATCAGCTCTTGCATGGTGGTATTCATCTCACCATAAGCTGCACGCCCGTCCTTGGACTTCTTCATCTCATGGGCCAGCACCACCTCTGCCACCTCGCTGATTGAGTCAAGCGCCACAGACTCAAAGCCCGATGCCTCCTTGCTGTCTCTGCACCATGTGAAAGCCTCGCGCAGATCGTCCATGCTGGTGATCTCGATGTAAGGCAGGTCAGCGTCCTGAATGGACAACAAACCACCCTCGGCAGACAATACGATCACATTGGGCAGCGTCTTGACCAAAGTGGTCTTGCCTGCACCAGCTTGCCCGTAGACAAGCAACTTCACCCCATTGGCGGTTAAACCGCCAGTCAATTTCAAATTGATAGCCATCTGGCTCTCCTTCTTTTGCACCACTGTCAGGGAATCTGTTTGTGGTGTAGCAATATTGTAGCGTATGATTCGCACATCACAACAATTTTTTCAAACAAGGACAAAAACATGATGACGCTCGAACAAATACGCCAAGCACTTTCAGACCGAATGCCCATTAGGGTGGCAGAGGCCACAGGCCTGCACTACAACACCATTCGGCAAGTGCGTGACAACCCTAGCGCCAACCCAACGCACAAGGTCTTGCAGGCTTTGTCGGACTATTTAGAGAGCCGGAAGGTAACTCATGGCTGACCTCTCAAACATCCTTGGCGGCCCTTGGTCGCCATCCCCAGAAAAACTGGTTGCATCCCCTGAAGCCCAGCTAATTGATGCCATCCGCGCCGCTGGCCTTGAGCCACCAGATCACATTGATATGGACGGCAAGATTCATCGCTTTAAATCTGGCACAAAAGGCAAGCCCGGCATTGACAAGCCGGGTTGGTATTTGGTGTTTGGTGATGGCATCCCAGCGGGCCGATTCGGCTGCTGGAGGGCAGGCATCGAGGCCACTTTCAGGGCAGACGTTGGCCGCAAGCTCACGCACACTGAAGAAATGGTGCATGTCAAGCGCCTCGCCGAGTCCAAAGCCGTGCGAGATGCAGAGATCATTCGCCAGCACCAAGTTGCCAGCGAGACAGTTGAGCAAATTTGGGCCACAGCAAACCCGGCCAGCCCAGAGCACCCCTACCTGTCCAACAAGGGCATTGGCGTGCATGGCGCACGCATTACGGGTGATGGTCGCCTGATGGTGCCTTTGTACGATCAGGACGGCAGCTTAAGCACCCTCCAGTACATTGCACACGATGGTGGCAAGCTCTATCATCCCGGCGGGCAAACTGGCGGTAAGTTCTGGCAGCTAGGCTCACTGGATGAGCTTGGGCCGCTTTATGTGGCCGAAGGCTTTGCCACCGCTGCAACCATCCACGAGATCACCAATCGCCCTGTGATCGTGGCCTACAGCGCCAGCAACCTTGTCCCCGTCACAGGCAAGCTGCGCGAGATGCACGGCCCAACCCAAGAAATCGTGATCGTCGCCGACAATGACGCCTCTGGTGTTGGCCAACGCTACGCCGAGCAGGCCAGTGCCAAGTACGGCGCACGCACAGTGGTTCCACCAGTCCAAGGCGATGCCAACGATTATGTGAAGTCTGGCAACGACTTAGCCAGCCTTCTTGCCCCAACACATGATGATTGGCTCATCCCCGCCGACGAGTTCTCAGCCCAACCCAGCCCCATCTCATGGTTGGTCAAGCGCTGGATTCAGGACCAAGCCCTTGTCATGGTCCACGGCCCCTCCGGTGGCGGTAAGACATTCGTGGTGCTCGACTGGTGCCTGCGCATTGCCAGCAGCACCACCGACTGGTGCGGCAACAAAGTTCGCCCCGGCCATGTGGTCTACCTGGCTGGTGAGGGCCACCACGGCCTCAAAGGCCGAATCGCCGCTTGGAAGCACCACCATCAGTCAGGCAAGCTCAACATGTGGCTATCCAAGCACGGCTGCGACCTGAACACCCCCGCTGGCTACCTCAAAGTCGTCGAGCACATCCGAATACTACCCGAGACCCCCAAGGTGATCGTGGTTGATACCCTACACCGTTTCCTTGCCGGAGACGAGAACAGCGCCCAAGACGCCAAGACCATGCTGGACGCCTGCGGCAACCTGATGATGGAGTTCAACTGCACCGTCATCTTGGTTCACCACACCGGCGTCTCAGACGAGGCCCAACACCGCGCCCGAGGCTCATCCGCATGGCGCGGCGCTCTCGACATCGAGATCAGCGTCATCCCAGGCAAAGACAACCAGCCCATGCAATTGGTCCAGCGCAAGTCCAAAGACGCCGAAATGGCCGAGCCAATCCACCTCAACCTCCAGCAAGTCACTATCCCAGGCTGGTACGACGAGGACAACCAACCCGTCACTAGCGCCATCACCACCCAAGCCGAAGCCCCAGCCGCACCCACCAAGAAAGACTCCAAGATCGACGGTCACCGCAAGACTTGGGAAAACGCTTGGTGGGCATCCGGCGCCGAGGTCAGGGATGACCTGCCCTACCTCAGTCGATCAGCCCTCAAGGACAAACTGGCCCAAGACGGTAACGCCGAGCGCACCGTGCGCAACATGATCAACCCGTCCTATAACGACAAATTGATCGGCGCATTACTCCAGGCTGACATGATCCAAAACACGGAACATGGGTGGATCATGACGGATGAGGTCAATGCCAGTAGCATGATGATGCGGAAAAGCAACTGTGGATAACCTGTGGATAACTTTTAAAAGGTTGACCCTAAATGACCCTAGGGTCAAAGTCAGGGTCAGGGTCAAAAATGGGCAAAACAGCGCCAAAGTTGACCCTCCCTGACCCCCAACCCTTTAGGGTTGGGGTCAAGGGTCAAGGCGTTGCAGGGGTTTTTGGGGTTGCTGAGTTTTTTGGACTTAGCCTGTGGATAACTTTTTAATGTGGTGACTTTCTTGGTCGCCTACTTTTTTTGAAAGACGGTGATTCAAATGGGCGTTTATGGATTGGGCAGACCAGCAGACCCCAATGTCAAACACTTCCAGCGAAAGCTCGGGCCAGCAGAACGGGAAACACTCCTCGCTGCTGGTGATGGTGATATGTCTGCTGGCTTCCTTGAGATCATTGATACGTACAGACTTTTCTACAACTTGGGATTACGGCCCGATACGCCACGAGAAGGCATTGTGCTTGTCATCCCACAGGCAGCAACTGACGAAGCCTTGTAGGCCCGTTTAAAGCCCTTGGCAAGGCATTGACTGGTGGTTGGGTTCTGGGTTCTTATAAAAGTATTTATTGGTAAATGCTATCGGTTTGGCATGGTGATTGGGATTGGCTATGGTGGTGCAGGTACCCGGGAAAAGGTCCACCCGCCCCTTTCTCTCTTTTCTTTCCCGATTTCCCCAGCCGACCCCAGTTATCCACAGCCCCAATCCAAAACTTATACACAGTTGGCGGTGCATAACTCTGCGCTGTTGCACTTGGTATTACTTTTTCTGTGCATAACTTAGGATCGACTTTACATAATGGACGTTGTGCGAAGCAGAATCGGGAAAACCCTAGGATTTTGGACTTTTTGACGGGGGGGGAGGGGGTCGGCATCGGCGGTCAATATTGTTGTACCCCCCTCCCCTCCGAAAAAGGTAAACTAGCGAAAACTCCGAAAGGGCAAAGTGTCTACGAAAAAAAAGCAAAGTGCAGTGCAGATGACGATCCAGAGGTACGCAGAGAACCCGCCTGCGATCCTGCCCAAGACGGATCACCAACGCATCAAGGAGCTGAAAGAGCTGATGATCAGGTCTGGCGGCAAGGATGTCGCGGAGAAGGTGATCCAGATTGCGCTTAATGATGAGCACCCTGGTCAGATGGCGGCGCTGAAGATGTGCATGGACAGGACGCTGCCGATCGGTATGTTTGAGAAGGACAAGAACCAGCGCAGCGCCATCACGATCAATATCACGGGTCTGGGTGAGCAGCCTACGGTCATAGAGCCAGAGGACGGTTACAACGTCAAGGACATTACAGATGTCTGACCTGAACTTCTCACTGCTGCCCTGGCAGCAGCAGGTCTACGCAGACCAGACGCGGTTCAAAGTGATCGCCGCTGGGCGGCGCTGTGGGAAGAGCAGACTGGCCGCGACGACTCTGATCATTGAGGCGCTCAAGTGCCCGCCGGGCAGTGCGGTCTTGTACGTCAGCCCGACGATGGGGCAGTCGCGGCAGATCATCTGGGACTTGCTGCTGGACCTGGGCCGCGAGGTGATCCAAAGCAGCCACGTGAACAACTTGGACATCACGATGGTCAACGGGGCGCGTATCTACGTCAGGGGCGCAGACCGACCGGACACGCTGCGCGGGGTCTCCTTAACCTACGCAGTGCTAGACGAGGTGGCCGACATCAAGCCAGAGGCGTGGGAGCAGGTTATCAGGGCCAGCTTGTCGGACAGGAAGGGCCGAGGGATGTTCATCGGCACGCCAAAAGGGCGCAACTGGTTTTACGACCTGTGGAAGTTGGGGCAGGAGGAAAAGGACAGCGACTGGAAGAGCTGGCACTTCACCACGCGGGACAACCCGCTGATCGACCCAACCGAGATTGAGTCGGCGAAGAAGACCTTATCTACGTTTGCGTTCAAGCAGGAATACCTGGCCAACTTCAGCAATGCGGGCGCGGACGTCTTCAAAGAGGAGTGGATCAAGTACGGGGAGGAGCCGGACTACGGCAGTTATTTCGTCGCGGTGGACTTGGCCGGGTTCGAGGAAGTGGCCAAGCAGGCGGCGAACAGTAAGAAGCGGCTGGACGAGTCGGCGATTGCAGTGGTCAAGGTGACGGACGACGGCAAGTGGTTCGTGAAAGAGATCGAGCACGGACGTTGGGACATCCGTGAAACGGCGGCCAAGATACTGATGAAGATGCGCGACTACAGGCCATTGAGCATTGGGATCGAAAGAGGGGCGCTCAAGAACGCGGTTTTGCCGTATTTGTCAGACCTGATGCGGAAGAACAACGTGTACAGTCACATCGTGGATTTGACGCACGGCAACCGGAAGAAGACCGACCGGGTGATTTGGTCTTTGCAGGGGCGGTTTGAACACGGTAGAATCGTCCTGAACAGCGAAGAGAACTGGGACACGTTTGTGGACCAGCTCTTGATGTTTCCGTCGCAAGGCGTCCATGACGATTTGCCGGATGCGCTGTCCTACATCGACCAGTTGGCCGTCACCAGCTATTTTGAAGACGCGGATGACGAGGACTGGCAGCCGATGGATGTAATATCGGGGGTATAGCCACCGACATAGGGGTCAAAATGGATCAAAATGAGTTCGACGAGCCGACAGAGAACGACAAAGAGCTGACGGCCTTTGTTGTTGACCATTGCGACCGCTGGCGCGACTACCGCAACACCAACTTTCTGGACGACTACCTCGAATACGAGCGTATTTTCCGGGGTGAGTGGGCGGCAGAAGACAAAACACGGGATTCTGAGCGTTCAAGGATCGTGACCCCGGCCACCCAGCAGGCGGTGGAGACCCGGCACGCGGAGATCATGGAAGCGATCTTCGGCCAGGGCGAGTTTTTTGACATCGAAGACGACCTGAAAGACGTCAACGGCAACCCGTTGGACGTTGAGATGCTCAAAGCGCAGCTCATGGAGGACTTCAAGCAGGACAAGATCAGAAAAGCGATAGATCAGATCGAGCTGATGGCCGAAATCTACGGCACGGGCATCGGCGAGATCGTCGTCAAGACCGAGAAGATCTTCGAGCCTGCAACGCAGGCGATTCCAGGGCAAATGGGCCAAGCGGCCATCGGTGTGGTCGAGAAAAGCCGAATTGCGGTCAAGATCATGCCCGTCAACCCCAAGAATTTCTTGTTCGACCCCAACGGAACGTCTGTGGACGACTGCATGGGCGTGGCGATTGAGTCGTATGTGGGCATCCATAAGATCGTCGAAGGCATCGAGAAGGGTATTTACCGCAAGGTGAACATCACCCCGACGTATGAGGACACCGATCTGGAGCCGACGCAGGAGATGAGCCAGTACCGCGACGAAAAAGTGCTGTTGTTGAAGTACTACGGCCTGGTGCCCCGCGAATACCTGACGCCAAAAGACGAAGACGTTGCGGTTTTGTTCCCCGACGACTCGGCTGCCGAGGACTATTCGGACATGGTGGAGGCGATTGTCGTGATCGCCAACGGCGGCCTGCTGCTGAAAGCGGAAGAAAACCCGTACATGATGAAGGACCGCCCGGTCATCAGCTACCAAGATGACACGGTGCCCAACCGATTGCTCGGTCGTGGCACGGTGGAGAAGTCCTACAACATGCAAAAGGCGATTGACGCCCAGGTCAGATCACACCTAGACAGCTTGGCGCTGACAACCAGCCCCATGATGGGCATGGACGCCACGCGCCTGCCACGCGGGGCACGGTTTGAGGTCAAGCCGGGCAAGGCGTTCATGGTCAACGGCAACCCGGCGGAGATTCTGTACCCGTTCAAGTTCGGCGAGACCAGTCTGAACAACCTGAACACGGCCAAAGAGTTTGAGCGCATGTTGTTGCAGGCCACGGGCACGCTGGACAGCCAGGGCATGGTGAGCCAGGGCAACCGCGACGGCGCGGGCATGAGCATGGCGGTCGCCACCATCATCAAGAAGTACAAGCGCACGCTGGTCAACTTCCAAGAAGACTTCCTGATCCCGTTCATCCAAAAAGCGGCGTTCAGGTACATGCAGTTCGACCCTGAGCGTTACCCGAGCGTGGACATGCGCTTCTTGCCGACGGCAACGCTGGGCATCATCGCCCGCGAGTACGAGCAGCAGCAGTTCATTGGTCTGTTGCAAACATTGGGGCCAAACACCCCAGTGCTGCCGCTGATCTTGAAGGGCATCTTGAACAACTCCAGCCTGACCAACCGCTACGAGTTGATGTCAGCACTCGACCAGATGAGCCAGCCCGATCCAAAGGCGCAGCAAATGCAAGAGGCGCAGCAGCAACTGGCGATGCAAGCAGCGCAGGCACAGATCGCGGTCAACACCACGCAGGCCGAGCAGAACCGGGCAGAGGCGACCAAGCTGATGACCGAGGCGCAACTGATGCCGCAAGAGGTCCAGGCCAAGGTGATCGCATCGACCACCAAGAACCTGCCAGCGGGCAACGAGTCCAACGAGTTTGACAAGCGCGTCAAGATCGCTGAGTTGATGCTCAAGGAAGCGGACATCAAGAACAAGAGCAAGATTGTTGAGTTGCAGATGAACAATGCAAAGAACAATGTTGTGGACGTGGAAAACGACTTCCTCGAAACTTTGAACACGGAGTTGAAAAATGGCAATCGATAAAATTTTTGACAGCGCGGCAGTGGATGCCATCGCCGACAACCTGTTCAACTCGGTCAGCAACTCGGTCTCGGAGATCAAGGCCATGCAGCAGCGAAAAGCTGCTGAGAACGTGCAGTTGGTCATCCAGGCGCTCAAGAAAATCGACAACGACATCCGCGAGAAGTACGACGGTGTGACCACGGTGATCGAAAAGCGTGTGTCTACCATCAAAGATGGCCGCAACGGCATTGACGGCAAGGACGGGCGCGACGGCAAGGACGGTCGTAATGGTAAAGACGGTGCGCCAGGCCCACGCGGCATGGACGGCGCACGCGGCATGGATGGCAGCGACGGTGAGGACGGCGTATCGGTCACCAATGCGTTTATTGACTTTGATGGCTCGCTGGTCATCAACCTGTCTGATGGCCGATCGCTGAACGTGGGTGAAGTGGTAGCGCCTGATCTGGCCGAGAAAATCAAGGTCATCACCAACGGCGGCGGCACCAGCCAAGGCGTGCTGGACACGCTGACCAGCCTGCAAAACCAGATCAATCTGATCTCATCGGCTTTGGTCTACAAAGGCACTTGGAACGCAAGCACCAACACGCCCCCGCTGGCATCTGGTGTTGGTACAGCGAACAGCTTTTACATCGTGTCGGTCGCAGGCACCACGACCTTGAACGGCATCAGCAACTGGGGGGTGGGTGACTGGGCTACGTTTAACGGCACGGCCTGGCAGCGGGTTGAGGGCGGCGCAGCGGGTAACTTCACTGACCTGACTGCTTCTGGCACTGTTACTTTGTCTGCCGGAGAAGCCAACGGCGTGGCCTTCCTTAACGGCAGCAAAGTTTTGTCAAGTAGCAGTTTTTTTACTTACGATGACTCTACAGGTATAAGCCTGCTTAGAGCGCTTAATCAATCTGGAAACACATCTTTTACTGGCACTACGTCTATTGGATCAAGTAGTGGCACATCTACCGCCAATCCATTTTTTCAATTTCAAGGCCGCAACGATTGGCCTTTTCCCCAGATTTTAAGATTTCAGGCCGACTACGTTAGCGGCGCTGCCTCGGGGATGGGCCTGACAATTTCCTCCAGGGTATCTGACGGAACTTTCCAAAACCGTTACAGACTTTTGGCTGACGGAACTGCGCATATCTGGAGTCTTGGTGCAACTGGCACCGAAGGTATGCGCCTGACCAGCAGCTTGCTGTCGGTCGTACCGGGTGCAACCATCCAAGGCCTCACCGTGGGCCGTGGTGCAGGTGCTGTGTCTACCAACACTGCGGTGGGTGCGAGTGCTTTGGCTGGGAACACAAGCGGCGCAAGCAATGCGGCATTTGCGCAAGGCGCATTGCAGTTAAACACTACGGGCTCGGCAAATACCGCACTGGGGTTGGCCTCAGTACAGTTCAATACAACAGGCTCAAACAATACCGGAGTTGGTTATCAGGCGTTGAATTCCAACACCACAGCCTCCAACAACACTGCTGTAGGTTATCAAGCGGGGTTTAGCAACGTCACAGGCAGCGTAAACGTATTTGTCGGTGGTTTTGCGGGGTATGGAACAACCACTGGTCTTGCAAATACAATGCTTGGGTATCGTGCAGGATACACAAACAGCACAGGTCAGATTACAGCGTTGGGCTATGCCGCCCTTGAAAACAGTACAACTGCCTCAAGCAACACTGGCGTAGGTGTAGCGGCATTACGTCAGAATACTTCAGGTAGTGGCAACACAGCGGTTGGGGATAGTTCCCTTCAACTTAACACCACAGCATCTAACAACACCGCAGTTGGGTATCTGGCTGGGTATAGCAATACAACAGGTACTTCTAACTCGCTTTTTGGTCATATTGCAGGCTATACAAATCAAACAGGAAGTTCCAACACAATCATCGGAAAGGATGCTGGGTCTTCACTGACTACCTCAAGCAATACCCTGATTGGTGCTGGTGCTGGGTCAGATATATCCTCAGGTTCTAAAAACACCATCCTTGGTCGCTACACAGGCAACCAAGGTGGCCTCGACATCCGCACTGCCAGCAACTACATCGTGCTGTCTGATGGGGATGGGAATCCACGGGGCATTTTTGATGGCTCTGGTAACTTTACTGCGCCCAGCGCCGCAATCAGAAGTACATCTGGCACTACGGCATCTCTTGGCTCAGGAGGAACCGCAACCATATTGCAACCGGACAACTTGACACATTGGATGTTGACGGCAAACGGGGACGGCAACACGACACAATTTGCTCAAGTGATGGTGTATGTAAACAGCATTGGTGGCGTAACTGTCACATCACTTGTTTCAGTTGGTATTGCAATCAGCGCATCGGGAGCAAATACTGTTATTGTGACTAATGGCGCCACAACGCAAACTGTCGGTTATGCCGCAATCAGAATTAAATGATGGTTTGAGCTAATTACAGGGGAAAAAGATGACATTTTTTTATTGGTCAATTGTTTCAATGCCTGCCTACTCACAGATTGATGGGCAAACGGATGTTGTGTTTGAAGTGAACTGGCAGTGCCAAGCACAAGAAGACGCATACACTGCTTTAAGTGCTGGTTCAGTACCTGTGACTTACACCGCTGGTTCACCCTTCACACCATATGCAGACCTCACACAAGATCAAGTGTGGGGCTGGGTTAATCCGCAAATTGACCGCCCTGCTATTGAAGCAAATCTTCAAGCGTTAATTGACGCTCAAAAGAACCCCCCTGTTGTAACCCCACCTTTACCTTGGAGCATTTAAATGACCACTTTTACAACCCGCATCACATCGATGTATACCCTGCAACAGCCTGACCCTAACTATGTGGTCAATGCTTTGTGGGAAGTTACTGGCGTAGATGGCACTAACACCGCCTCCATTAGCGGCAACACGCAGTTCAGTTCCGCCGATCAAGAGGGCGCTTTCGTGCCTTACGATTCGCTGACTGAGGCTCAAGTCATTGGCTGGATTCCTGCCAACCAGATCGAGAGCGCACAAGCCTGCGTGCAGGGCCAGATCGACAGCATGATCACCCCGCCTGTCAGCCCTGAGAACACACCATTGCCTTGGAGCGCAGCATGAACTTGAACCTTGAGCCAAACGAAGTGCAATTCATCTTGCAGGTCTTGGGCGAGATGCCAGCCAAGTCAGGCGTGTGGCCTCTGATCGTGAAGATTCAAGAGCAAGCAAAAGCAGAGGTCAAAGCAGATGACCACGATTGACAAAACTGACGCGCGGCTGTCTACACACGAAGAAGTCTGCGCCCTCCGATACGAGCAAATCAACGCAAGGCTCAAGCGTCTTGAACACATCATCATGCAAGCTGCTGGCGTGATGATTATTTCTATGGCCGGGACGATCTTCTCTGCGGTGTGGATATTGAAATGAAAGATTGGGCCGTTAGCTTCATCGCTGCGGCCCTACTTTGTGGGCTGGTGGTCTGGTGCGCCAAAGTATTTGTTGAGGTGCTGCGATGATTGCCGAACTTGCTGCTGCTAACGCTGCTTTTGCAGTCATCAAAGGCGCTCTAGCCAACGGCAAAGAGCTGTCTGCGCTCGGCTCACGGGTGTTTGACTACTTTGACAACAAAGCAGCGATCCAAGAAAGAGCCACCAAAAAGGGTGGCGGCTCCGACATGGAAGAATTCATGGCATTGGAGCAACTGAACGCGCAAGAAGTGGAACTGCGTGAACGGATGGTCTACGAAGGCAGACCTGGCATGTGGGGTGATTGGCAGAAGTTCCAAGCCGCTGCTGCCCGTAAGCGCAGGGAAGCCAAGGAAGAAGCCGCCAGAGAAGCAAAGAGGCGGCAGCGGCAGCTTGAAGACATGGCTGAATACATCGCCATCGGATTGGGAGTAATCGTCCTTGCTGGCCTTTTGGTGGGCGGCATTGTTTTTTACATGAAGCATTTGCGATGAGCGAAAAACCAGCATCCATTGTTGACAAGGTGCTGACCTATGTAGACAGCCCATTCAAGCTGTTCGCCATCCTGATCATGGGCGTGGTGGCCTTTGCTGGGTACTTCCTTTGGCAGAACCAATCCTTCATGATGGACGCCTACAAGGAATCGAAAAAGTTGCCGGAGATCAACGCTGCAAGGGCCGATGATGCCAGTTCCATGCTGCTCAAAAAGACAGGGGCCACGGTCGTTGCGGTGTTCAAGGTCAACCCGCTGTTCAACAGCCGGGTGCTGTACAAGGCGTACACCAAGGACGGGCGCGACAAGACGATTGAAGACATTGATGTGGGGCTGTTCAGCCAAAACTCTGCCAACAACGCAGATGTGGTCAAGCTGATGACCAATGAGATTCCCTGCGGCGACTACCGCTATGCTCAGTCTGAGGTGGGCTTGTGGTACTTGGAAAAGGGCGTGACGTTTACCTGCCGGGTCAGCGTACCACCTGACAGCCACCGCTTTGTAGGACAGGTCACGGTCGGGTGGGCAGAACCACCGACAGACATCCAACAAGTAAAATTCATGCTGGAAATCGCCAGCGCAATGCTAACCAAAAGGGGTAATTGATGCTTTCACTATTTTCAACACTTGGGGGTCTGTTGATCTCTGGCCTTCCTAAACTACTGGAGTACTTTCAAAACAAGGCTGACCAAAAGCACGAACTGGCATTAGCGCAGATGCAGACCGAACGTGAGTTGCAAATGGCTGCCGCTGGTTTTGCAGCGCAGGCCAAGATCGAGGAAATCCGCACTGAGCAGGTGGCGATGCAGACCCAAGCGCAGATGGCTGAGGCCGAAGCTGGCATGGTGCAAGGCGCTCAAGAGCACGACAAGGCAGTGCTTGCCAAGGCATCCACATGGGTGGCCAACTACGTGGGCACCGTGCGGCCGACAGTGACGTACATCTTTGTGTTCGAGCTGTGCGCCATCAATGCCTTCATGGCGGTCTATCTGTGGAACCACCCCGGCCTGATCACCAGCATCGACGATGTTTTGAAGTACGCCGACCTGCTGTTCAGCGCCGATGAGATGGCGATGCTGGGCGGAATCATCGGCTTTTGGTTTGGCTCTCGCGGCTGGAGCAAGAAGTGAAAACTTCGGACAAAGGCATCCACTTGATGCACGAATTTGAGGGCTACCGAAACAAGCCATACAAATGCAGTGCAAAAATCTGGACCGTGGGGTGGGGCCACGCCATGTACGGCGATCAGTTGCGCCTGCCCAACGTGCGTACTGGGGCTTACACCGGGATGATCCGTGATGACTACCAACTCAAACCCGAGGACAGCCGGGTCTGGTCGAAAGAAGAACTGGTTGAGATTTTCAAAGATGATCTCGTTTCTTTTGAACGCAGTGTTCTTCGACTTGCTCCCAATCTGGCTGGCCGTCAGTGCAAGTTTGACGCTTGTGTCGCTCTGGCCTTCAATGTAGGCTCGGGCAACTTCCAGCGCAGCACCATCCGGCAGAAGATTCTGCGCGAGGACTGGGACGGCGCTGCCGAGGCGTTCTTGGCTTGGTCCAAGGCTGGCGGGAAAGTCCTGCCGGGTCTGGTGCGCCGCCGCAAGGCCGAAATTGCTTTATTCCTATCGTGAGAAACACATGACAC